CTTGTAGTAAAGTTAAAAAATTAAAAAAAAGAAAAGGCAAAACCAAAAGAGACGTGCAGTTAGCTAATTGGTTTATTAATATGCATAATTGTAAGTAATGGCTAAAAAAAGATTAACTTGGAAAGATTCAGATGCACCTGACGCTAAAGGTAGGTTTAAAGAGTTATCAGCACCTAAGCTAGCTTCATGGCTTATAAGAACTAGAAACAGTAAGCTTAATAGAATAATAGGTAGTTTAAATCAGCAAATAGCATTCAACAAGGATAGACCAAGTTATGTTGCTAAAATGAAAGCAACTAGAAATATAGTTACTAAAAGATTAAAAAAGAAAGATGCCAAAAAAAGCTGATCCTAAAAAAGGCACGGGCAAAAAGCCTAAAGGCTCAGGTAGAAGATTATATACAGACGAAAATCCTAAAGATACTGTAAAAATTAAATATGCTACAGTTGCAGATGCTAGAGCAACCTGCGCTAAAGTTAAAAGAGTTAAAAAACCTTTTGCTAGAAAAATACAAATCATGACTGTAGTAGAACAACGTAGTCGTTACGGCGGTAAGCCAAAGCAAAGATCAATAGCTAAACGATGTAAAGAAGCAATAAGAAAACTACATGGCAAAAAGTAAAGTAAAAGGTGGTGGCACTAAAAAAGTTTGTCTACCTGCAGCAAAGGTAAGATCAATGAGTAAGGCTGAAAGAGCGGCTGTAGTCAGAGCTAAACGTAAAGCTGCCGCTTCTGGAAAATACAAAAGATCTAGTAAATCAAATGTTAAAGGAGCTCGTAAAAAAGGAGCTACACTACGTGATTGGTTTGAAAAAGAAAACTGGATTAATGTAGCTACAGGTAGACCTTGTGGTGAACCAACTAAAAAGAAAAAACGTGGCAAAAAGAGTAGATAAAAGTAAAATGGCTTGTAACAAGCCTAAGAGATCTCCAAAAGCGAAGAAGAAAAAAATGGTTAAAGCTTGTGAAGGCGGAAAAGAAAAGCTCATACATTACGGTCACTCGGACTATGGCCATAACTATTCCGCTGCTGCTAGAAAAAGTTTTAGAGCTAGACATAAGTGTAATCAAAAGAAAAGTAAATTAACAGCCAGCTATTGGGCTTGTAAAGATTTATGGGGAGGTAAAGGTAAATCAACTAAGTCTAATCCAAAAGGTGTAAGAGGAAAATATTAATATGTCGTTTAAATTAAAGCCACCATATAAAATAGATAACACGCCTATATATTTTGTTAAAGAAAAAAACAATGTATTAGGTAGAGCTCAATTAGCAGGTACTATAACTGTAAACGACAAAGTAAGAGATAAAGCTCAATTAAGAGAAATAATTAAACACGAGAAACAACACGTAAAAGATATTGCAAAAGGTTTGCTTTGGTACGATGATAAATATATTTATTATAGAACTAGCAGAAAAAAGCCTTTTAAAAAGTACCCTAAAAAGTACAGCAAAACATCCCCATGGGAAAAGAAAGCTTATAAAAACGAAAAAAAATAAATTATGCCAGGTTATCATTCAATTAAAAAAATGGATTCAGTGTTTGGAAAACACTGTTTTAAAAAAGAAGGTGGAATATTACAAAAAAATCACTTAATGAAAAAAGGTCAAGCGCCTGAACTATTAAAAAGATGTGGTAGTAAAAGAAAATAATAATGAAGAAAAAGTTTAAAGATACTAAGGTAGCTGCTTTTTTAAAGCATAAAGCTCCAGCTATATTAGATGGTATTGGCGACATATTACCTGATCAAGGAGGCTTTGGCTTAGTAAAAAATCTTATAACAAGTGATGATAATATAGAGCCCGAAGATAAAGAAAAGGCTATGAAGCTATTAGAGCTTGATATACAGGAAATGAAAGAGGTATCAAGTAGGTGGAGATCTGATATGAAATCAGACTCTTGGCTTAGCAAAAATACTAGACCATTAGCTTTAGTATTTTTAACTTTATCTTCTGTATTCATAATGTGTGTAGATTCTTTTCACATGCAATTTGACGTAGATACTGCTTGGGTAGATTTATTAAAAACGCTGCTAGTAACTGTATATGTTGCTTACTTTGGTTCTAGAGGTGCTGAGAAAATAACAAATATAAAAAAATAAATAAATGGCAAATTATAACAAAGTAGATATAGAAGCTCTACAAGGTAATATGCAAGCTGAGCCTAGAGTGTTTGCTCACCACGCTAAAGAAGTAACTATTGGAAATGATCCAAATGTAGGTGCAGGTGTATTAGACTTTACCTCTCCACCACATCCACTTCCAAAAGGTGACAGTATTACTAAACTAAAAAGAGGAGCTTGCTTATATATTGGAACAGGTGGAAATGTAAAAGTTAGGATGGAAAGTAAAGTAGATGTAACATTTTATAATGTACCAGATGGTTCATTTTTACCTATACAAGTTGTAAAAGTTTTTGGAACAGATGGAACTAATGGAACTACAGCTAGTCAAATATTAGCATTATTCTAAAATGTTTATAGGAAATATAAATACAATACCTAGTATTGTTAATTTACCCGGTCAAGGTACAACTACGTTCAAGAGTAGAGAGAAGTTTATATTTACTGGTGGTAGCGGAGTTTTACGATCACCCGTGCAATCAAACTATAGATTTGCTGATGAGATTACAATATCTTGTTGGGTTACTTTTGGAGATCAACTTTTTGATTACACTGGAACTCAAAAAAACTATATGATAGTAGACCAAGCGCAGGGTAATTTTACTAATGGTTATTCTTTATACGTAACTAAAACTTCATCAAACTCTACTCTTCTTAGATTTCATGTAGGTAGAGGAGCTGTAGGAGATGAAAGAGTTCAGATACCAATTACTAATGTAGTGCCTGATAGTGGTAAAGTATTTTTTATAATGGCTACGTTTTCTAGTAATCCTGGTATTAAGCTTTATTTAAAATCATTTGGTATAGATCTTTCTGCTGAAAAAACACCAGCACCAGGGCCTATAACTTACAATAACGCAACCAATAATTTTTGCATAGGAAATACAGCGCCTACTGGAAGCTCAGAGTTTGAAGGAAGTATTGATGAAGTTGGTATTTTTGAAAAAAGTTTATCTGACTCAAACGCTGACGAGATATATGATTGGAATAGAAATGGCAACTTATTAAGATATAACGCAGACAATAATCTTAATCTTACCGCTTGGTATAGAATGGGTGAAGACGCAGAGTTTCAAGAAAATCCTGACCCTAAAGAAACAGGTGTTTGGACTATGAAAAATGCTGTAAATACCGGATCTACACAGCAGCAATTAACATCAGCTATACCTTCAGACCCTGCTAAAGGTAATTTATCGCCAAGTGCAAAATCAGGTAGTTCAACACCTGGTAACACAGCTAATAATTTACCAGCTAGAAATTGGAGAATACAAATACAAAATGTAACACCTGATCCTATAGATATTGTAAATTTTAATTTTTATAACAATATTATAAACGGAGATGTTTCAATAAAATTACATTCTAATAATTTTCCTACTCAACCAAATCAACTTCCAATTACAGATTTTATTATTCAAGGTAATAATATTATTGGTATAAATAATACAACAAATAATAATGCTCAAGTTTTTACAGTACCAGGATTTACTACATATGCAATTTTAACATTTTATGGTAATAGTAGAACAGTTGAACAATTTAATCCTTTAGGTACAAACATGTCAACAGTAGATAAATTAGTAGGAGGTAGTGTAGTTAGTACAACAGCAGTTACTGCGGTGTATGGTCCTAGTGGAGCTTCGTATATAGATCCAGTTCCATTTCCTTCACCAGGTAGCTATGAATTTATAATACAATATATACCCCAATAACAAAATAAAATAACAATTAAATTTAGTAAAATGAAAATTAAAAAAGAACAATTAGAAACAATTCAAAAACAACAACAGGAACTAAATAGTAAGCTACAAAGTTTAGGTTACTTAGATGCTCAGAAACATGGCATATTACATGATTTAGCATCGCTTAATAAAGATATAGAAGACTTTAAAACTAAACTAGAAGAAGAGTATGGACCTGTTAATATAAATTTAGAAGACGGATCTTATACTAAAATAGAGAAGGAAGAGGTAGTTGAAAATGTCTAATGTTATAAGAAAAATTAGTATTGGATCTGACTATAAAAATGATGCTATGCATTATTCTGTTAGTCAAGAAGTTTATGGAGGCCACACTATTTGTGATATAATAGAAGAAGAAAACGAAGGAGGATACTCTATATATATAACTAAAAACGGTGAAGTTTTACCTTGGAAGAAATTTAACCGTAATATGGCTATAGCTATTGAGTATGATTTACAGTATTAATGAAAAGTTTATATCAATTTATTGTAAAGCCTAAAAACGAAAGATATGACAATATACGAAAGTTTAATGATAAAGAGCTTATTATTAATACTAATATTGAAAGTCATAATTTTGTTAGCAAAGAAGCAGAAGTAGTTGAAGTACCTTTAGCTTATAAAACTAAAATAAATAAAGGTGACACGCTATATATACATCACAACATATTTAGAAGATGGTATGATATAAGAGGTAAAGAGCAAAACTCTACTACTTATTTCAAAGATGACTTATACTTTTGCTGGCCAGAACAAATATATATGTATAACTTAAAAGCTCACTTAGATTATTGCTTTGTTAAACCTATTGAAAATAAAAATTATTTAAGTACATTAAAAGAACAATTACATTTTGGTGTATTAAAATACTCTAACAAATATTTAGAAAAACAAGGTATTAAACTAGGTGACTTAGTTATATTTACACCTAACTGCGAGTTTGAATTTATAATAAATAACGAGCGGCTTTATTGTATGAAATCTAATCAAATAGCTTTAAAACATGAGTACCAAGGAAACGAGAAAGAATATAATCCAAGCTGGGCGTAAAGCTGTTAATGAGTTAATTAAAGTAGCTGAAGAAAAAATAATAACAGACAGCGACGATGACTTAGCTGCTGATCGTTTAAAAAACGCGGCTGCAACTAAAAAGCTTTGTATTATGGATGCGTTTGAAATATTACAACGTGTTGAAGAAGAGCAAAATATTTTAGATGGTAAAGACGCTAATAAAGAGACTAAGCAGTTTAAAGGTTTTGCAGAAGGGAGAAGTAAATGACTTACCAACAAACACTTTGGAAAGAAGTACCTAACTTAATAAACGATAAATATCTTAAAAAACAAAATAGATATAAAAAGTGGAAGTATGGTTATAATGAAGAATATGACTTTGTATGTATAAGTAAAACAGGTAGAATTGGACAGATCATTGAAATTCAAAACTTACGCATTGCTTTACCAGCAATCGATGAACCGTATAAACGAAGCAAAAATAAAGCGGAACAATATTGGGAAAGATTTGAATACCCAAAAGAATTACAAAGAATTAAAACCAGGTTTGACTGGGAAGAACATCCTTTAGATTTTAAAGAAAAATGGTATGAATATATCGATGAGGAATTTAAACGTAGAGAAGAAGGTTTTAGTTTCTACAATAACGGCGATCCTATATATATTACTGGTACTCATTACATGTACCTGCAGTGGTCAAAAATTGATGTTGGAGCCCCTGAGTTTAGAGAAGCAAATAGATTCTTCTTTATATTCTGGGAGGCATGCAAAGCAGATAACAGATGCTACGGCATGTGCTACCTTAAAAACAGACGAAGTGGATTCAGCTTTATGGCTAGCGCAGAATTGGTCAATCAAGCTACAATATCTTCCGATGCTAGATTCGGTATATTATCCAAGTCTGGTGCCGATGCCAAGAAAATGTTCACAGATAAAGTTGTCCCCATATCAGTTAACTATCCGTTCTTTTTTAAACCCATTCAAGACGGTATGGACCGGCCAAAGACTGAACTGGCTTATAGAGTTCCTGCCGCAAAGCTTACTCGTAGAAAGCTCCAAGAAAATATTAAAGAACTAGAGCTAGAAGGTTTAGATACAACTATTGACTGGAAAAATACAGGTGATAACTCATATGATGGTGAAAAGCTAAAGTTATTAGCACATGATGAAAGTGGTAAATGGGAACGTCCTGATAATATATTAAACAACTGGAGAGTTACAAAAACTACATTAAGACTAGGATCAAGAGTTGTAGGCAAGTGTATGATGGGCTCAACATCAAACTCATTAGACAAAGGTGGAGAAAATTTTAAAAAATTATATTACAATTCAGACGTTACAAAACGAAATAGAAACGGACAAACATCTTCTGGGCTCTATAGTTTGTTCATACCTATGGAGTGGAACTACGAAGGATTCATGGATACTTATGGACTACCTGTCTTTATTAGAGAGAAAAGTCCAGTTAAAGGAAGAGACGGTTTTGAAATTACAACAGGAGTTATTGAGCACTGGGAAAACGAAGTAGAAGGATTAAAGCAAGACCAAGATAGTTTAAACGAATATTATAGACAGTTTCCACGTACTGAGCAACACGCGTTTAGAGATGAAACTAAAAATAGTCTATTTAATTTAACTAAAATATACGAACAAATAGACTACAACGAAGAATTAAATAATTTAGCTAATATTACTAGAGGAAATTTTGCATGGCAAAATGGAATAAAAGATAGTTTAGTAAAGTTTAATCCAAGTAAGGACGGTAGGTTTTTAATTTCTTGGATACCTGATTTAAGTATGCAAAATAAATTTATTCTTAAAAATGGTTTTAAATATCCTGCAAACGATCATATAGGGGCTTTTGGCTGCGACTCATATGATATATCAGGAACAGTTGATGGTAAAGGTTCTAATGGAGCTTTACACGGCTTGACAAAATTTTCAATGGAAAACGCGCCTGCTAATTTGTTTTTTCTAGAATATGTAGCTAGGCCTCAGACTGCTGAAATATTTTTTGAAGATGTTTTAATGTCTTTGTTTTTTTATGGCATGCCAATACTGGCTGAAAATAATAAGCCAAGACTTCTTTATTATTTAAAAAGAAGAGGATATAGAGGATATTCTATTAATAGACCTGATAAAGTTTGGAATAAGCTTTCAGCTACTGAAAAAGAAATTGGTGGTATACCTAACACTAGTGAAGATGTTAAGCAAGCTCACGCATCAGCTATAGAAAGTTATATAGAAGAACACGTAGGTAAAAAAGAAAATGGATATGGTAATATGTATTTTCAAAAAACATTAGAAGACTGGGCACAGTTTAATATAAACAACAGGACAAAGCATGATGCTTCTATAAGCTCTGGCTTAGCTATAATGGCTTGCAATAAAAATAGATATACGCCTGTTGCTAAAAAACAAACTAAATCAATAAACTTAGGTATTAAAAAATACGACAATACAGGTTATATTTCAAAAATAATATAAATGATAGCAAACGCAAATTATAATAGTTCTTTTCCAGATCAGGTAGTACCTGACGCGGAGAAAGCTTCTTTAGAATACGGTTTAAGAGTTGGCCAAGCTATAGAGTATGAATGGTTTAGAAATGATAGAGGTTGGTATGATAGGTTTAATACTAATTATAATAACTTTCATAGACTAAGATTATATGCAAGAGGAGAGCAGTCTATACAAAAATATAAAGATGAGCTATCTATAAATGGAGATTTGTCATACTTAAACTTAGACTGGAAACCTGTACCTGTTATACCTAAGTTTGTAGATATATTAGTAAACGGTTTATCTCAAAGACATTATGAAATAAGCGCATATGCTCAAGACCCTGAGTCAAACAAAAAAAGAACACAATACGCTTTAGATATACTAACAGACATATACGCAGCTCAATATATAGAAACTGTAAAAAATAGTATAGGTATTGATTTAGGTAGAGCACCTAAAGATAAAAACATACCCAAAAATCCTAAAGATTTAGAAGTTCACATGCAGTTGGACTATAAGCAGTCTGTTGAGATAGCAGAAGAAGAAGCTATCAATTTTGTTTTAGATAACAATAAATACGATTTAATAAGAAGAAGAGTAAATTACGACTTGTGTGTTTTAGGTATAGGCGCTACTAAAACTACTTTTAATAGATCAGAAGGTGTTAAGATAGATTATGTTGATCCGGCTTGTTTAGTTTATTCATATACAGACGATCCTAATTTTGAAGATATATATTACGTAGGTGAAGTAAAATCTTTAAGCATACCTGAACTTAAAAAACAATTTCCATATTTAACACCTAACGATATAGAAGAGATACAAAAATATCCTGGTAACCAAAATTATACAAGAAACTGGAACGGAAGATATGATGATCAAACTGTTCAGGTTTTATTTTTTGAATATAAAACGTATACAAATCAAGTATTTAAAATAAAAGAAACACCTCAAGGTTTAGAAAAAGCTCTTGAAAAACAAGATACTTTTGTAGATGCGCCTGAAGGTGAAAATTTTAAAAAAGCATATAGATCAATAGAAGTATTATATAGCGGTGCTAAGATATTAGGTTTTGAAAAAATGCTACAATGGGGTGAAGCTGTTAATGTTACAAGGCCAGAGTCAGATACTTGTAAAGTTAAAATGAATTATAACATATGCGCTCCTAGAATGTACAAAGGTCGCATAGATTCTTTGGTAAATAGAATAACTACATTTGCTGATATGATTCAAATAACACATTTGAAGTTACAGCAAGTTATGTCTAGAGTAGTTCCAGATGGTGTATATGTAGATATGGACGGGTTAACTGAAGTTGACTTAGGAAATGGAACTAATTATAATCCTGCTGAAGCTTTGAATATGTACTTTCAAACAGGTAGTATAGTTGGTCGTTCTTTTACTCAAGACGGCACTGGTAATCCTGGTAAAGTACCTATACAAGAAATAGCTACTAGCAACGGTATGAGTAAGATACAAAGTTTAATACAAACTTATCAGTATTACTTACAAATGATTAGAGATGTGACGGGATTAAACGAGGCTAAAGACGGAAGTAACCCTGATAAATACGCTTTAGTAGGTTTACAAAAATTAGCAGCTGCTAATAGCAACACAGCTACTAGACACATACTTCAAGCTAGCTTATATTTAACGCTTAGAACTTGTGAAAATATTTCATTAAGAATAGCAGATGCTTTACAATTTCCTACTACTTATTCTTCTTTAGTAAATAGTTTATCTAACTATAATACTAAAACGCTGCAAGAGTTAAGTAAAATAAATATGCACGACTTTGGTATATTTTTACAGTTAGAGCCAGATGAAGAAGAAAAACAATTGCTAGAGCAAAATATACAAATGGCTTTAAAGTCTAATCAAATATATTTAGAAAACGCAATTGAGATAAGAGAGATTAAAAATCTTAAGCTTGCAAATAGGATGTTGAAAAAGTTTAGAGAAAACAAACAGCAAGTAGAACAAGCAGCACAACAGCAAAATATAAAAGCTCAATCAGAAGCTCAAGCTCAAGCCGCAGAAAAAACAGCATTAGCAGAAACTCAAAAGCAACAAGTTTTAACAGAGCAAAAAATGCAACTAGAACAAGCTAAATCTCAATTTGAAATACAACGTATGGAAATGGAAGCTCAAATAAAGAAACAATTAATGGAGCAAGAGTTTCAATATAACATGGACTTAGCAAGAGCACAAAGCCAAGCTAAAATAGATAGCGATAGATTTAAAGAAGATAGAAAAGACGAAAGAACTAAAATACAAGCTACACAACAAAGTGAGCTTATAAATCAAAGACAAAATGATTCATTACCTAAAAACTTTGAATCCGAAGGTAACGATAATTTAAGTGGATTCGGTTTAGAGCAATTTATGCCTAGATAATTATTAACTATTATATTATATTATGTCAGAAGAAGTAAAGACTGAAGGGACTTTTAAAGTTAAAAAAAAGCCTGGAAGACCTAAGAAGTTAAATAAAAACGACGAAGTTGTCAAAGTAGATTTAACTAAAAAAGAAGAAAACGTAGAAGAAGCAGTTGAACAAGTAGAAGGAACAGTTGAACAAGTAGAAGAAACTACAGCTGCTGAAACTAAAGAAGAAACAAAAGAAGAAGATAATCCCATTGTTGAACTTAACCAACAAGAAGAAGAAACTAAAGAAATTAAACCTTTAGTAGAACAACCTAAAGTTCCAGAGAATATAGAAAAGTTAGTTAACTTTATGCAAGAAACTGGAGGTACTATAGAAGATTATGTTAGATTAAATGCTGACTATTCAAATGTTAGTGAGGATGCTTTACTAAGAGAATATTATTCCAAAACTAAACCCCACTTAGAAAAAGAAGAAATAGATTTTTTATTAGAAGATCAATTTTCTTGGGATGAAGAAGCGGAAGAAGAAAGAGCTGTACGTAAGAAAAAGCTTGCGTATAAAGAAGAAATTGCAAAAGCCAAAAACTTTCTTGAAAAAATGAAAGATGATTACTACGAAGAGATTAAGTTAAGATCTTATGGTAATGATCCTCAAGTAAAGAAAGCTATGGACTTTTTCAATAGATATAACGAGGAACAACAAGTAGCAAATAAAAGACACGAGACGTTTAGTAATAATACTAAGAATTTTTTCAACAATGATTTCAAAGGTTTTGATTTTAATGTTGGTGAAAAAAGATTTAGATATAATATAAACAATAAAGAAAGTGTTGCTAATAGCCAATCAAACTTAAATAATTTTGTAGAGAAGTTCTTTGACAAAAATGGTGAGTTGAAAAACTATAATGAATATCATAAAGCTATTTACGCTGCTGACAATGTTGATACTATAGCTAGTCATTTCTACGAGCAAGGCAAAGCCGACGCAGTTAAAGATATGATGGCAAAATCTAAAAATATAGATAATGCTCCAAGGACTACGTCTACTGGAGATGTTTATGTAGGCGGATTAAAAGTAAAATCAGTTAGTGGTGTAGACAGTTCTAAGTTAAAATTAAGAATAAATAAAAAATAATAACTTAAAAATTATTAATTATGACTAAATTGGTTAGTAATTCACCAGGTTTAGTACCTGCTCCTAAAAAAGGAACAGCTCTAAACTCGAATTATCTTCAGTTTACAGATAAAGCCGGTGATGATTTTTCATCATTTGCTCAGCAATATTTACCTGAGCTTTATGAAGCTGAAGTTGAAAGATACGGAAACAGAACAATTGGTGGTTTCCTAAGAATGGTCGGCGCTGAAATGCCGATGACATCAGATCAAGTAATCTGGTCTGAACAAAATAGACTACACGTAGGTTTTGAAAATTGCTCAGTGTCAAGTAACACTGAAATTGATATTAACTTTGGAGAAACAATTGTTAACCCTATTAAAGTTGGACAATTAGTATTAATCCAAGGTTCAAAAGGTGACGTTGTTGCTGAAGTTACATCTGCTACTCCAGTAGCTGGTGGTACTGCCGCTACAACTGGTACGATAGCTGTAAAACTTTATGAGTACACAGGATTAACCGATGCTGCTACTGCTGGTGTTGGATATAATGATGACGATGAAGTAACATTATTCGTGTTTGGCTCTGAGTATGGTAAAGGATCTACCGACGATTTAATCGGTACTTTAACTCCTTCATTTACTCAGTTTTCTAACAAGCCAGTTATTATCAGAGATAAGTTTGAGGTTAACGGTTCTGATACCGCTCAAATTGGTTGGGTTGAAGTAGCTACAGAAGATGGTACATCAGGTTACTTATGGTATTTAAAAGCTGAGTCTGAAACAAGACTAAGATTTGAAGACTATATGGAAATGATGATGGTTGAGGCTGTTAAGAAAAATGCTAACGGTACTGCAACTCACTCTGGTACAGAAGGTTTATTTGCTGCTATTAAAGATAGAGGTCAATTAGTTGACGGCTATGCTGCTGGTGCTAACCCTGGATCAAATGCTGTTACAGATTTTGATGAAATCTTAAAGCAATTAGATAAAGAAGGTGCTATTGAAGAAAACATGCTTTTCTTAAACAGAGATATGGCGCTAACCTTTGACAATATGTTAGCTGAAGCTGGTGCTGCTAGTGTTGGTGGAACTGGATACGGTTTATTTAACAACGACGGAGATATGGCTCTTAACTTAGGTTTTTCTGGTTTTAGAAGAGGTTCTTATGACTTCTACAAAACTGATTGGAAATATCTAAACGATGCTTCTACAAGAGGTATAGTAGGCATGAATCCCGCTTTAAATCCTACAGCTGATACAAACGTTGAAGGTGTTTTAATACCTGCTGGTACATCAACTGTGTATGATCAATTATTAGGTCAAAACATCAGACGTCCTTTCTTACACGTAAGATATAGAGCTTCTGAAGCTGATGATCGAAGAATGAAGTCTTGGGTAACTGGTTCAATTGGTGGAGCATTTACTACAGGATTAGACGCTATGATAGTACATTTCTTATCTGAGAGATGCTTATGCGTTCAAGGTGCTAACAACTTTGTGTTGTTTAGATCTTAAACTAAATAATGCTAGGGCGCGAAAGCGCTCTAGCTTTTATTATTATATTATATTATATTATGGAAAAAAATAAAAAATGGGAAATAAAAGATAGAACTTATATACTATCTCAAGGTTTAAAGCCTTTAACACTTAGGCTTCAATCAAAATCTTCACCTAGAAGACCTCTTTTATGGTTTGATGAAGAGGCTGGTTATCAAAAAGAATTAAGATACGCTACAAATCAAAAGTCTCCTTTTGTAGAGGATCAAGATAAAAACGCGTTACTTGGCCACATTGTATTTAATAAAGGTGTATTAAAAGTGCCTAAGCAAAATCAAGTTTTGCAAAAGCTATTATCATTATATCACCCGCATAAAGATAAAAGATATTTTGAGTATAGCCCAGTTGAAGAAGCTAAAGATGATTTAGAATTTTTAGATGTTCAAGTTGACGCTATGGCTTTAGCTAGAGATATGGAAGTTGATCAAGCAGAAGCTATAATGAGAGTAGAGATTGGCTCAGAAGTCAATAAGATGAGTTCTAAGGAGCTTAAAAGAGATTTAATACTATTTGCTAGTAATAATCCCGAACTGTTCTTAGAACTTGCCAATGATGATAATGTTGAATTAAGAAACTTTGGTATAGTAGCTACAGAAGCTAATATAATAAAGTTATCTCAAGATCAAAGAACTTTTTCTTGGAGCAGTAACGGTAAAAAACTAATGACTGTTCCGTTTGAAGAAAATCCTTATTCAGCTTTAGCTGTTTGGTTTAAAACAGACGAAGGCGTAGAGGTTTATAAATCAATACAGAAAAAGTTAAAATAACAAGTGATTATAATTATAAGAGGCTACAACAAGTGGCCTCTTTTTAAAATATTAATATGTCAGTAAGTGTAAACACAGTATACAGAACAGTCTTGTTAATACTAAACAAAGAACAAAGAGGTTACATGACTCCTGATGAATTTAACAAAATAGGTAGTCAAGTACAGAGAGAAATATTTGAAAGATACTTTGAAGATATTAATCAAAACGTTAGAATACAACAAAGCGAGTTTGACTACGCTAACAGAGTTTACAACACTGACGAAAAAATTGCAGAATTTAAAACTGAAAGTGATCAATCAATACCTGAAAAAGCCATGTCAGGCACAAATCCTTTCACTGTTCCTAGTGAATTGTACAGGTTAAATACCGTAACATACGAAAGCAGTTCTTACGCTATAGAACTTCAAAGATTAAATAGAAACGAATACTATAACATAGCTAAGTCTAAACTAACTAGACCTACTAAGTCTTGTCCTATTTACTTATATGAAGATAATAAAGTTTTAGTATATCCTAAATCTATACTATATACTGAAGATATAAAAATGCAATATGTTAAAAAACCTAAAGACATTAGGTGGGGCCATACGTTAGGAAGTCTTAATCAGTACGTATATACAGATTATGTTTATGATGCTACCTCTATTAACATAGGACCTTTAGATTTAACACAAACAAATATTACAAATACTATCGCTAATTCTACTGCTCCTTCTGGTGGAACAATAACTGATGCGGCTTATACTGGAGGCAGTGGAACTGGAGCTATTTTTGATATTGGTATAGACGCAGGTTCAGTAACGTCAATAACCGTTGTTAGTCAAGGTTCTGGTTATTTAATAGGAGATGTAATAGACTTTACACTGTCGCAGTTTGGTAGTAGCGCCACTGGTACTTTAAGTATAGAAATTAATAATTCAAATTTATTCTCAGGTTCACAACAAGGTTATATAGACTTTGAGTTACATAATTCTGAAAGAACAGAAATAATACTAAATATATTAATGTATGCTGGTATAGTAATAAGAGATCCACAAATTGTACAAACAGCAATGGCTCAAGTACAAAAAGATGAAGTTAACGAAAAACAATAATAATGTCATTAATAACAGAAACTAACGCTCAATATTACTCTGGTCAACAAGTTTTTCAAACTATAGGTGGAGCAGGCCCACATGAATTTGCATGCACATTTAACACTCAATTAATTGATGCTCCAGCTCTTATACAAACACAACTAATTAAAATTAGTAATGGAAATAGTTACCAAGCAGGAGATATTACTGGGCAAGGTACACTTGCTCCAGTAGCTGGAGGTAGTGGTGTAGATATGATAGTAAGAATAGATACAATACAACCAGCATTTCCAGGGAGTAATACAGGAACTCCTCTTACATGGACAATACTTCAAGAAGGATCTGGTTATCAAGTTGGAGATGTAATCAGGTTTCCGCATTCTCCTGGAGGCGCAGGTGTTGCTCAATTTAGAATTACTCATGTACCTAGTGTAAGTCCATTTTTAACTTCAAACTATATAATAACAGACGCTAATGGAAATATAGTACCGCCATCTGCTTATTCTTCTTCAAACAACGTTATAACTATAGACGCTAATCTACCTGCTGGTACTTTATTAGTTCAGTTATCTCAACAAGCTATAAATAACAATTATGGAAACTATGAGTATATATCTTTAGACGATGTTATAAATAACTTTATGGTTGGCTATGTTGGTTATGAAAAAATATTACCTAGAGTAAATAAAACAGATGTTGTTTTTCATGCTAAAAGAGGTTTACAAGAATTTAGTTATGACTTATTAAAAGTTTTAAAATCTCAAGAGCTTTCAATACCTGTAAGTTTATCTGTGCCTATACCTCAAGATTACGTAAACTATGTGAAGATGTCTTGGATAGACGATAACGGAGGTAAGCATATTATATATCCAACAAGAGTAACTAGCTCTCCAAATGAACTACCAATACAAGATGGTGAAGGTATACCAACTCAAGATAATTTTGAACAAAACTTAGCAGCTTCTCAAAGCTTAACTGAAGAAAGATGGGCTAGTCAACAATTAACTACTAACTATCAAAATGACTGGGACGATGATGTTATGCCAAGCTTATTAGGTCAAAGATATGGTTTACAACCTGAAGAAGCTCAAATAAACGGAAAGTTTGTTATAAATAATAGACTAGGAACTATATCTTTTACAAGTGATTTAGTAGGTAAAGTCATAATATTAGAATATATATCAGACGGTTTAGCTTTTGATAGTGATATGAAAATACCTAAGCTAGCAGAAGAAGCTATATACATGCATATAATACATGCTGTTCTTTCAACTAGAAGAGGTATACCTGAATATATAATAAATAGATATAAAAGAGAAAGATCAGCTGCTTATAGAAACGCTAAAATAAGATTAAGCAATATAAAAATAGAAGAGATAGCACAAGTATTTAGAAATAAAGCCAAATGGATTAAACATTAAATATGCCGGAAATTAAGAATACGTTTGTCAAGTCTAAGATGAACAAAGACGTAGACTCTAGATTAATTCCTAATGGTGAATATAGAGATGGCGTTAACATAAGCGTTAGTACTTCTGAAGGTTCTGACGTTGGCGCTTTAGAAAACATTAGAGGAAATTTTGAATTATCAAACTTTGGTTTAACAGATTTTAATTTAGAGGTAATAGGAAGTTTTGTAGATACAGCTAATAATAGAATATATTTTTTTATAACTAATTTTGTTGATGGCTCTGCAAATCAATTAGATAATAGACCTGCTTCAAGCGCGTCTGTAACTACTGATAGCGGAGTAGTATTTGAAAGAGAAGGTGCTAAAAATTGTATAGCATATTGTGAAATACCTTATTTACAAGACGAGCAATTAAACCCAACGTCCATAACTAGCGGTATATTAGTTGAAGGAGCTTTTTTAAATTTTAGTAAAACACATCCTATAAATGGTATAAACTTAGTTGAAAATTTATTATTCTTTACAGATAATAGAAATCAACCTAGAAAAATAAACGTTCAAACTGCTATATCAAATCCACTTACTTACTATACAACTGAAGATGATATTTCTGTGGCTAAATTTGCGCCATATAAACCTATTAGTTTTTTAGATCATAGCGGTAATAGCACTTTAAAAAACGAAGTAGACGAGTGGTTACCTGCTTTTTTTATTTCACCTGGATTAGTATATGCACAGGTTAGTCCAGATGTATTATTATTTAACGCAGGAGACTTTGGTCCGACAGGTAGTCAAAGCGAATATGCTTCACCTTCTTTACATATTGCAGGCTTAAATCCCGCGACAAGCGGCCTTACTTGGAGTAGCTCATCAAACTTTGATGTTAGAGTTTATAGGCTAAATGATGAAAACAATAACTACGCTTACGTAAATAAAATTCAAACTGATCAAACATCTGCTGGTATCCCTGAAGATGTTGTTACCTTGCAAGATATAAACGGTAGTGTTATTAATAATATAGAAACTGATTTAGGTTGGGACTCAGGAACATTTGCTTTTCAAATTAGAAATCCACATTACAGAGCTTCTTTTTCAGGTGATAAAGAATTTTTAAAAGATAAATTTGTAAAATTTAGTTATAGATTTAAATACGATGATAACGAATATTCTATATTAGCTCCATTTTCACAACATGCTTTTGTACCTAAACAGTATGGGTATTTTATTGGTGCTGACGATAATAAAACTAAAGAATCTAGCATTGTAGATTTTATGGAGAATCAAATATCTACAGCAGGATTGTGCATAGATTTACCATATTCTCTTAATGATATTGGAGTTGAATCAGGTAAAAAATTAAAAGTAAAAGAAGTACAAATTGTATATAAAGCTTCTGATGAAAAAAGTTTAAAAGTTATAGCTGATTTAAAAGTAAAAAATGTACAAGCGCAAGTTTCTAGTGTTTCTATATTTGGATCTGGTAATAATTATTTTACCGATGGAACTAATAAACCTACATCTACTATTACTGGGTCTGGATCTGGTCTAACGTTAGACTATACTATTAATACTACAACCAACTCAATAACTTCAGCTACAGTATCAAATCCTGGATCTAATTATTCAATAGGTGATATTATTGAATTAACAATTGCGGGTCATCAAGGAAAAGCAGCTAGGTTTATAATCACAGGATACTCTTCAAAATTTATATACAACTACGAGTCTCAAAAACCAATAAAAGTATTAGACGAAAAAGAAATAACTAGAGTAAATGATATAATACCCATTAGAGCTTTATCACAAGAAGCTGTTGGTAACAGAATAGTTTATGGTAATTTTCTACAAAATAATGAAACTCCTAATTCTTTAAATTATAAAATTATAAAAACAAATAAAGGAGTCGATAATAGAAAAGAATTTTTAAATCATACGTTAAAACAAGGTAGAACTTATCAAGTTGGAATAGTATTACAAGATAGGTATGGTAGGTCTTCTAATGTTATAACTAACGATGATGGTGGCGATAATGTTAATTCTACGTTTTACGCTGAGTACACAGATGGTGGTGTTAATCCATTAACCTGGCCTGGTGACGCTTTAAAAGCACAATTTTTTGAAAAAATATCTGAAAACAGAACAGATAAGTATAATGGTGTTTACAATGAACAAACAAATCCTTTAGGTTGGTACACATACAAAATAGTAGTAAAACAGCAAGAGCAAGATTATTATAATATATACGTGCCTGGTTGCTTAAGTGGCAATGTTAATTTTACAAAGTTAGATGAGCCATTATCTTATACTGAAACTAAAGATGTTACACACATAGCTTTATTCAATGATAATATAAATAAACTACCTAGAGATTTAAAAGAAGTAGGTCCTACTGACACTATATATGGATCTAGTGTTGTGCTATATAATAGAGTTAAAAACTCTTTTAAAGGAAATAAAGATACACTGAATCCTTCTGATAGCGTTCCAGACATTAATGATCAAAATTTAGGAACTCCTAAAATAGAAGTTACTACAATAAAACCTTTTAGAGATTTTGGAGAATGGACTACAAAGAAAAATGTAAATATAAAATATATAGAAGCTGTTTATGATCCGTCAGGTGATAGTGGTGCAGGTTCGTTAGTTGGGCCGTATAATCCTACAGGTCAAGATCAATACATATATCCAGGTGCTGAAGGTGATGTAGACCCTTTATTTTTAAAGAATAATAAAAACCCATTAATAGCAACGTTAAGTGTAACAGAAGGTTCTAGATTAGGTTATTCTTCAGATAATCAAGATGATTTTGCCTTTGCTAAAAAACTTATGGTGTTTGAAACAAAGCCTTTTAAATCTTCGTTAGATATATATTATGAGACTTCATCTACTGGTTTAATAGAAGATTTCAATGAAGCCATAGATTACCCTGTTGGTGTTAATGGTCAACCTGTTGATTTAACTAATTTTCAAGTTACTTGGCAAGAAAATGTAAACAATGTATCTATATCAAATGTTTTTCAAACTGTAGATTCAAATGGAGATGCTTTAGTTGGCGGTATTGCAGAAGGTAATCCAAGTGTACAGATTAACGAAGTGCTACAACTACAACCTGACAACACGTATGCTGTAGCTTCAAGTCCTTTTACTTTAAGTGTTATTGATCAACCTACAAATAACTCTTCAGCTACGTATCAACTAGTTACAAATCAACCTGTAATATTTACTGAAAACTCTAACGTATCTGGCAAGTATAAAATAAACTTTAAATTAACAGTTAGTGGAGGTCAAGATATAATAGTTGAAAAAGCGGTTAACTTAAGTAACGTTTCACCTCTAACTTTAGGTGTTCACACACCAAAAGGTAATCAAGGCTTTAGTCCTGAAATTGGTCAAAGGTATTTATTAAAACCTTACTCAGAAAGCGAAATACAAGCTATTTTTAATTCTTCTCAACCTACTCAATACTGGGATCAAAATCAACTACCTGCTCCTTTAGATAATAACGGTAATGTTTTAAACAATACTACAATGGCTAACTGGAGAGTTGTACATAGAAGTCAACTTGATGAATTTACAACTGGAGGTTTTGGCGCGACAAAAAGCTACAACGCTGCTGTTTTTTGTGTTTCTCATAGTACTAATGGTTCTGCTGTATTACCTACGCCATTAAATGAGTCAAATTTAAATAATAACGCACCTCAAAACCTTATTACCAATCCGCCAGAAAACAGAATACGTGGATTAATTTATGAAATAAAACAAGCGAGAAGGTATGGTATAAGCTATAATAGAAACAATGGACAGTGGTATACTAGAACTTGGGACAACGGAGTTGAAGATAAAACCCATGATTTTCAAATTTTTCTAAACACAGATCCAGCAGCAACCTCAAACGGTAATAACACAGGATACGGACAAGTGTATTTTAGTACTAGTGGGACTTTCCAAAGTGGTGACTTTCAATCGAATATACCTAGTGGATTTTCCGCTGCTTGGGCTTATGTTATAACTTTAAAAACTATTGACGCTTCAAAAGGGCAAGATAACAAGTCTTCTTTAAGTAACTTTATATTCATAGTAACTAAAAAATCATTCGACGTTCCTGATTTAGACGATGGTTTTAAATAATACGTAAATATGCCTTTTAATTTAGAAATAAAATATTATAATTCGTTTTGGTTAAAGCAGAATACTTCACCTAAAATATATAACAGCACTCAATTTAATGTTGGGTTTGTTAAAGTATTTCCAGGCGTACCTAGTTTAAACTACAGCGACGACGAGTTTCCAAATTTTCCAGAAAATAAATCTAACAATTCGGCGCCTTACAGTAACGCTTGGCCAGTTAGTAGTTCTTCTTACAATAGCACGACAGGTTCTAATTGGATAATAGAAGAGTCTAGAATAAGAGGAGGTTTTAACAATACTCAAGTTGAGTTAGGACCTAAAGCTTATTTAAAAGAAGATTCTAATAGTGTTAGATATAGAAACAGCGCTTTAATATATTCTGGTGTATTAAATAATAGAACTAATATAAACGAAACAAATGTTTTTGCGTCTGGAGAAGATATTACTAGGGCTATAGATCCTCATAATGGTTCTATACAGTTTTTATATGCTATGGATAATAACTTAACTATATTACAAGAGAATAAAGTTAGTCAAGCGCTAATAGATAAAGATGCTATATACTCAACAGAAGGTAATCAAACTACAGCTATAGGTAATAAAGTTATTGGTCCAGTCACTCCATATGTAGGTGATTATGGTATAAGTAGAAATCCAGAATCTTTTGCAGGTTTTGGTTTTAGAAGATATTTCTCAGATAAAGATAGAAATGCTATATTAAGACTTTCAAGAGATGGTTTAACAGAAATATCTAATTACGGTATGAAAGACTTTTTTAGAGATGAGTTAGTTAAAATATCAGAAGGACAATTAGTTTTTACAGAATCTCTTCCATTAAAATATATACCTAAAACAAACAACCCAAACGGACCTGAAATAATTGATCAAGCTCCAGTAAACTTTGATGACACAATAACTAACCAGCCTGCTCCATTAGGCGCTTATTTTGCTCTTAATCAAAAAATTCCAGACGATGCTTTAATAGGTTCCCAAATACAGTTAAACTTAAATTATAGTTCAGATCCAGAAAATTTTGTTACTTTAGACTGTTTTGTAGTTGCTATAGGTAGTAGAGGCGCGCAAACAATAGTTTACACTACCGGACTTGCTATACCTGTAGATGGCACTAATTTAGATCCATACGTTAGATTTGTATATAATCAAAAAGACAAAATAGAAGGTGGCTTTGATAACTACAAAGACAACTACGTCATATCTTTACAAAGATTTACTGGTAGTAAAACTTTAGATGAAGCAAGTGATAACTATAATACGCTTGCATTTGACGAGTCAGTTTTAGGTTGGACAACTTTTTATTCGTTTAGACCTGGATTAATGTTTAGTATGAAAAATAATTTTTATTCTACTAAAGATGGTGTATTATACAGGCACTACGACGCAGATTTAAATAGAACAAATGCTAATAATTTTTATGGTGTAGACAACGCTTCTTCTATAGAGTTTGTTTTTAACGCTAGCCCAAATATTCAAAAGAACTTTAAAACAATAAACTACGAAGGAACTTCAGGTTGGCAAGTAGATAGTTTTATATCTGATTTAACAGGCAGCATAGGTGCTAATGAGGTAAGAGACACCACGTTTAATATAAAAAGTTATGATGAAGGTATTTACTACGAAAACGCAATACCTTATAGAGCTGGGTTTAATAGAAAAGAAAATAGATATGTAGCTAATTTAGTAAATAATACTATAGCCTCAGACCAAGAAGTAGTGTTTGGTCAATCAATGACAGGTATAAAAGGATTTTTTGCTAATGTTAAATTATCAACAGATACCACTACAAATGTAGGCGGAGTTAAAGAATTATTTTCTGTAGGAACAGAAATAGTAATATCGTCAAAATAACATAATATGAGTGACAAAGGAAAAGCAATAGCCACAGCGGTTGGAGTTACAGCTCCAATGATAGCAGGTATAGTAGGCATGGCTATAGCTAATAAAGCAGCTAAAGACGCAGAGAAAAAGCAATTTGCTAACGAACAAATACTAGCTAGTTTAGAAGCTTCAAGACAAGAAATAATTAACCCTTACGAAAATTTAGCTGTAGCTACTCAAGCTGCAGAGTTTGAAGCTGAACAAGCTGATATAGCTTTAGCTAATACGCTAGACACTTTAAGAGCTACTGGAGCTGGCGCTGGTGGAGCAACTGCTTTAGCGCAAGCTGCGTTACAATCTAAACAAGGTATTTCTGCGAGTATAGAAAAACAAGAGGTTCAAAATCAAGCTTTAAAAGCTCAAGGTGAACAAGCTGCTTTTACAGCTAGAGAAGCTAGAGAGATGCAAAAATTAGACAGACAAGCTGGTTTAATAGAGCAAGACATGGCTCAAGCTATGCAATACAGAACAGACGCTATGTCTACTTTAATGGGAGGTATTAATTCCGCAGGTCAATTAGCACAGTTAGCATATAGCAAAGGATGATAATTTTAAAATAAACAGATATGGGAAGATATACTGATCCAAAAATAATACTAGATAAAAGATTTGAAGCCGTATCTAAAGGTTTAGAAACTTTATATACTAATGTAGGAAATAACATTAAAGCTATACAAGCTAGAGCACAAAAGAAAAAAGCTTTACAAGATAAGATTATAAAAGACTATGGTAAAATGTATTTAACAAATACACAAGAGTCTTTTAATAAAGCTTTAAACTGGGCTGAGTCTAATAAAAATGCTTTTGAAAAAGATAATAAATTTGTTACAGATATACAAAATATATATAAAGGTGGCTTAGAAGATATTGTAGATTTTATAAAAACTGGAGCTGATGAAACAGAAATATTAGCACTTGTTAACGAAAGGTCAAATGATGCAAATAAGCTAACAAAAGGTATAGTAGGTTTTAGCAATATTTCTGCTGCTAATAATGACGGATTAAAAAATATAGCCGCACAACCAGGTAAAATAAAAGGTAATAAAACTGGCGACGTTGTTATTGGCAGTGATAATGCTGGTATATTTGCCGCTACTGGAACTCAAGTAGGAGAAGAAATACCATTTTCTGATTTAAGAGTAGTTGGTAAGCTGAGTACAGGAGTAAGCTTGTTTTACGATAGAGATGGTAACAAAGAAGCTGATATAAAACGTGAAACAACTACTGATGAAGGAGAAGTAGAAGTACAAGAATCTGAAATTTTAGATTTATTTAAATTAGGTGAGAATTATGAAAGTGGCAATACAGATGCTTATTTTGGCACTATAGAAGATATTACAGACATAGTAAAAGAAAACTCAACTCAATTAAAAAACTTAGGTAAAGACGCAGCTTTTACAAGAGAAGTAATGTACACGAGTGAAGACGGGCAACCTCTAAAAGCCACCTATATAGACGAAAAGAAAAGGCAAGATTATTTCTTAGATGAGTCAACGCCTGGTGGTAAACTTATTAATAACATTATAGCTTCAAAAGACCTTACTATGTTAGCTCAACTAGTTGGTGGTATAGATTTTGCTAACAAAGCTGATTTTGCTAACAACCCTGCAGAAATGGAATTGCTTAAAGTAGGTTTAATAGATAAGCTTATACCTAGTTTGTTTCCAGGTTCAGAAAAACTAGGACCATCATCTTTTGGTGGCAAATCAACTTCTATGCAATTTGAAGATAGAGATCCTGCAATAGAAACTATAACTAATTTTACAGTACCTATACATGAGACTATATTAGACTACGCAGAAACAGATATGAACAGTGGCGATGTAAGTAAGTTACAAAAATATAAAGGTAGACCATACAGACAAGGAAGTGACGCCACAGATAGAGGACTTGTAGATAGTATAATAGTACCAGATTCTGATGAACCTACTAAAATTCAAGTAAGATACGTGGCTAACAATGGAAATGTTGAAGTTGGTACTGTTATAGATATGGCTACTAATGAAGGTAGAGCTTTATTTGAAGCTAATTTAGTAAATGGAAATTTCCCTAGAGCTAAAAGAGCAAGAATATTTGGTATTGGAGAAGCTGTTGTAGGAGGATACGAATACAATGATTCTAAAACTACTACAAGAGTAACTAATAGAAAGGGAATATCTGCAATGAGTCAAGATGAATTTAACGCTATGAAATCTGAAAGCGGAGATGTTTTAAAATTTGACAACTTGTACGACCAGTGGTATGATGAAACGTTTGGAAATCAAAATAATCAACAACAAAGCAGTGGTGGTTCTACTGGTCAAAATAATCAACAACAAAGCGGTGGTGGTTCTGCTAGCGCTGTTCAACCTCAAAACAATCAACAAGAAGAAGAAGAAGAAGAACAAGAAGAAGTAGCTGTAAATAATGTTACAGATTTATCTATAAATAATTTTGGTGGAGTTGATTATTCATCAAATGATTTAGGTGGAGTTGATCCAGTACAATATGCTAATGATGGTAG